ATATTTGCAGGGATGAGTGTTGGCTATGCTCGTTTAGATACAAAATATCTGGAAGTACGTGGGTTCGAACCCCACCCTTGCAACTACCTTTTAGTTAAATACCATAATAATAAATCAAATATATATGACAGATGCTAAAAAAGTAGTCAAACATAAAATTAGTACTAAAGGACTAGGATCTAAGCTTATAGATGAGATTATTAAGAAGCATAAGATAGATACAAATCTATTTTATGTGGATTCATTTAAAGTTAAAGAAGGATCTTGGAACACATCTGCCATTAAAAGAGATCAAAATTTAGAATGGTCTACTAAGGAAGAACTTAGTGAAACCAAAGACAAACGTGGTAAAGTTATAAGTAGTAAGAAGACAGGCCCTATACAGTTAATGCAGGGTCATAGTATTCGTTACCCCGAGTTTATGGTTAACAACAATAAAACAAACTATATTGAGATAACTTTTAAACGCAGACCAATTGAAGCCGATGTACTTGAATCATTCAAGAAGATCATTAAGGACATGCCCCCATTCGAGGGCCCTAAAATAAGACGCAGACCCGTTAAAAGCAACGGTATCGCTGCAGAGATAACTACCTTTGATGCCCACCTGCAGAAGCTGGCTTGGGAAAGAGAGACTGGATATCGTAACTACGATTTAAGTATTGCGATCGAAGACTATAATTATGTAAGTGATAAAAACTTAGATCTTATTACTCCTCATAAACCAGAAAAGATCTTTTATATCATAGGTCAAGACATGTATCATGTTGATAACATGGCCGCTCATACTACCCATGGCAGTCACGCTATGGACGTTGACGGCAGGATTACCAAAGGTCATACTAAAGCTTTTGCTTTAAGTCGAGACAATATCTACAAGTGTAGTAAAGTCGCGCCAGTAGAAGTAATATGGATACCTGGTAATCATGATTTCCTAGCATCTTATATGTTAGCGTTCGCTCTTAAGGAGCATTTCAGAAATGATAGACGCATAACAGTAGATGTTGGTGAAGATCCAGCTAAAGCAAGATTGTGGGGAACCCTTCTTGTAGGTTGGACACACAGAATTGTAGGTAGACATACCGTATGGAGCAACGAATTAGCTCAGAAATTTCCAGAGCTCTGGGGACAGAGTAAGTTTAGGGAATGGCATCACGGTGATCAGCATAAGAAACAGAATGTTAAAATAACACCTGTATTCACAAGCGGTGGTGTAGTATGTCGCCAAATCACAGCCCTATCTCCTGTAGATAAGTGGCATAGTGAGAATGTGTTTACCGATGCTGTACCTGGAGGTGAATCCTTTCTTTGGTCTAAAGAAGAAGGAGTATTCGCTAATTTCATGTCATGGACAGGACAGTACGAGGATAACAGAAATAAATTAGTAAATCAGAAATAACTTAATCAAAAAATATATATAATGACTATAAATAATAATGATACAATAGTGATGACATACGGTGACCTCAAACGTTACGTAAAGAATCGCGAACGGTTAGCTCGTATCAATGAAATCGAACTGGCTAAACCTATGGGTTACAATACACATCTAAAACGTCGCATTGCAACGTTAACTGGCTGTGACTGTAAAACTAAAGCTGTATTAGGTCAGAAGAAGAACCTTTTTGCTGGCACCAAATTAGTAGTTCGTGAATTACACGGTGTTGCATCAGACTTTTCTGATATTGATCAGTATATTGTTAGGAAGTAACAATGAAAATACAACCGACAGATTGGGTTCTATTCACTTTAAATCCCTGTTCAAGGCATAAGTACCTAGGGGGTCAGAGTAGTACTCAATTCTGTCAGTTTGATACTTTGCCAGAAGACTGGCAATATCGTTTAAATAGAATATACGGGCACTACAATTACCATCTGCACTCACTACCGCCAAATAAGGTAGGTTTACGGTTACATTTAGTAACTAGGGAATCAGGTGCAAAATATGGCTGGAAACTTAAAACGCTGTTTAAGGCCCTAGAGAGCCCCATATACAGCATATTGAACTTACCTAGTGGCAAACACTGGTTGAGTGGCGAAATGCCTAAATACGGCCCCGCAAGGCTATTAGATGGCATCCTACCATTTCAGGAGAAGAAAGTTATAGCAGAGGACTATCTAAACGTACTCTGTGAAAATATAGTAGAACCGGAGTCAATTCCAATGAATGAATTGGCTAAAAAGAATTACAAGAGTAATAATAAAATAAAGCTGGAGGAAGATCCTATGAAGGCAGAATCAAAGAAGTTTTTAATTGAATTAATGTCCTATGATATTGATAAGAAATGCAGTATTGTCGATAGACAATATATGGTTGTCAATGTAACTGGGTTTGAACCCTTTGAAAAGGACATACAAGATATCATACATAGATCGTTTGTTGATTCAGATGATGAATGGTGTCTTACACATGATATACTGAAAATAGGTAAGTCACATTATAAGATTGTAAGTGGGAATATGGATTATACAGATGATCGTTATAATACCTTTTCACAGAAAGGTAAAGTAAAGCCCATACACGAACTTGATTTGACTAACGATTACTATTTTCATTTTAATTTCAATGACAATGGCACTACTGGCTATGAACCGGTGCGCATACCAACGGGTATGGACATTGCCGATATATTGAAATATTACCAGAAGAAATGGCCTAATAAAAACTATGAATTGAAAACCGAAAAAGTAGAACTTGTGGAACCTGATGTATCGTCTATAGTGGACGTTGCATCTATCCCTGAATCTGTCCCGAAAGAGACAAAGAAAGAGAAACAAGAGTTACCAAAAAAAGGTGAAACCTCTGAGAAGAATACCCGTAAAGTATGCTACAAGCATATAGATAAGGATAAGATTTTTAGAGGTGTTCATGGTTACGTTGAAGCCCTTGTTAAAGGGGGAGAATACGAATTTGTACCCAAGAAGGCCTGGAAGACTCAGCTACTTGACAAGGATGGAAAGGTATTAGTACCTGGACAGATAGGTCACAAAAGTAACATTACTTTGCCTATAGACGGCAGTGGTGTTGGGGATAGTGTAGCACGTAGAGCAACCCAGGCCAGAAACAAACAATTGAAGCAAACAGTGGTTCGACCTAAGAAAGTTATTGTAGGTTATGCAGCACGGACACTTCAATCTAAAGCAGATAAGCAGAAATACCAAGATAAACTGAAGTCTAGGAAAAAGAAGAGAACCTCTTTCCCTAAGCCCAGTAGGTGTTTTGAAGCTGTTATTGTCGATGAAAATAACACAATATTGGAGACAATACCTATAAAAGCTACATCTCAAGAACATGCTGAGAAGATCCTTGCCAAAATTGGTAGGAACAAACAGCGGGATGGAAACTTAACAGGAAATGTACGGGATTGGGTTAAACAATCTGGAAAGAATAGAAAGTGACACAATTCGTAAGTATATGTTTCATTAAGGCAATAGTTTGGTTTATAGAGACTTCGGTCGACTGAGCATATGTCAGCTGCGATGGCTATAGTTAGAGTAGAAGCGGAGAATATATGTGATGTTTCATAACTATTATATTCAGCGAGGCATGTACGAACAACATAGAAGGGGATAGGGGTAACGTACCCCTTGAACCTTCAATAATGTAAAAAGAATGACTTGGATATACGATATAGAAACGTATAGAAATTATTTTGCTGTAACTTTTAAGCATTACAATACCAAAGAGGTAAAACAATTTGTAGTGTTTAAGGACAGAAATGATACTCAGGAACTGATAAAGTTTATTGATGATCGTAACAAATGGTTGGTTGGTTATAACAGTTATAATTTTGATAACCAGATACTGAAATATATGTGGCTAAATAGATTTGACTATATCGAAGCTCCAGAAGAAATGATTACGGAGGATATATACAATTTAGCTAAACGTATAGTTGAAGACGACCTTAGGGACTATTCATATAAACTGCCATTCAACTTTATAGACCTTATGAAAGCTGGTAATCTAGCTCATAAGTCCTTGAAGTTAACAGGCACAGTACTTAAGTGGCATAAATTACAAGACTTGCCCATACCATGGGATCAAGACATAAAAGAAGAAGATGCAGATACCATACTAGACTATAATTTAAATGATGTTGAGATTACCGAAAGGCTTATGGAGCTATTGGAACCTCAACTGAGATTAAGATTCGAAATATCTAAACGATACGGAGTCAATGCTTATAGTGAAAGTGATAGTGGTATTGCTAACAAATTACTAGAGAAATTCTACTCAGAATCTACTGGACTTAGACCTAAGGAATTTAAACACCTTAGAACTAGACGCAAGATGATATATTTTGCAGATGTAGTCTTTGAAGATATAGAATTTGAATCAGACCAACTCAATGAGATGCTTATAGAAATACGTGAATCTGTATTTTATGAACAGACACCATTCTTTAAGAAAAACGTTGTCATTGATGGAATTAAATACAAACTAGGTATAGGTGGTATACATTCAGACGATAAAGGAGAACTATATGAACAAACTGATACAGTAAATATAGTAGACTGTGACATTGCAAGTATGTATCCAACTATCATTATTAATAATAACATTCATCCAGAGCATTTGGGTAGTGCGTTTATTAATAAGTATAGGGAGGTTAAGGAAGACAGAGTTAGAGCTAAACACAACGGCGAGAGAGCCATTGCAGACACTCTAAAGATAGCGTTGAACAGCGCCTATGGTAAGATGAAATATCCAAACCATTGGCTATATGACCCCTTATGCGCCCTTAGAATCACTATCAACGGTCAATTATATATATTGATGCTGATAGAACAATTAGTGAAGAAAGGTTTTAAAGTACTCTCTGCCAATACAGATGGTATCATAGCACTAATCCCTAAAGTTAGGGAAGAAGAATACAAGCAGATATGTGCTGATTGGGAGAAGAAGACTAATTTTGAGTTAGAGTATACTTATTATAAGAAGTACGCTCGAAGAGATGTAAATAATTATATTGCCGTTACTACAGACGATAAAGTAAAGACTAAAGGGGAATTCATAATACCAAATCTTAAAAACTTGGTTAGAGATTCATTTATGCTTAGGCGAGGGTTTGATAAACCTATAGTAGCCATTGCATTGAATGAGTTCTTTATGAATGGAACTCCTATAAGACACACCATCATGAATCATAAAGACATCTATGATTTCTGTATATCACAAAAAACTGACAAAAAATTTAAGAATGAATTTCATATAAGTACAGATGGAATTCCTGTAGTACAACATTTACAGCAATCAGTAAGATATTATATCTCTACTAATGGTGGAGCTCTTTATAAAAGAGACCCTATAGAGAATAAGATTATCAATTACTGTGTAGGTAAGAGGCTAACTATATTTAATGATTATGTTGAGAAAGATAATTACAATATAGATCATGCTTATTACATACATGAAACTCAAAAGATTATTGATGAGATAATCAAACCTCAGTTAACACTATTTTAATATGAACAGATTCAAACTTAATGGTGGAGATGGAGCATTAGTTTGCAATACATGTGATAGGATAATACAAAGTCCTATAACTATGGAGCAAGCTAAAAAAGATATAAATAAAAAATGCCCAAGCTGCACAGACTGGAGTAAACTAGACACTTTAGTCAATCGACTCAGAAAGATAAACATAGATATAAAACTTATAAGCAATGTCCCTTGGATTTATTTGGACACTGTAAATGAAAACAAAGTAAAGGAGATATTTAGAGCCGAACATGGTTTTACCATTGGCTTTCTTCCTGTTAGAATAGATCGAGATTTTGTATTTACAGATCTATCTGAAATATTTAAAATAATAAGAAAATATAAATGAAACAATTAATTATCAAAGGTTTCAATCATCCTCCAAATATTACAATTAGTAGTATAAAACGATACATGCATGATTCAGAAGAATACCTTTTACCTAATAACAAGGAAATACGTTTGGCTATTGATTTAGCTAAGCAGAAAGCCCCTATGAATTTTGATAGGAACAATGTGGTAAGAAGTATTCTACGATGCTGCGTCAGTGACGAGAGGATTAACAATGTTAAACCTTTCAAGAAGATTACAAAAAAGAGGCTTATCACTGTTAGCAATGGTAAAGCCCGAGTAATTAATGTAATCAGAAATAGAAATAAATAATATGTCAAATATCTTAAATACAACACGTATACAATTAGCAAATCCGCCTTAATTGTCTAATCTTTAAGTATGCATAATGACTGTTAATATTTTTAGAATGTTAAGAGAAGTTAATACACATATACTTATAGATTTAAGAATAACCGCTCATCAGCATATAATAGCAATGTTATTGTTGTATGAGGCGTATGATCACTTAGAGGAATACTTGAAAAGTACAAATTCGTACGATTCATTTGAAGAAGACCTTAGTAATCTAGCCGCCAGAACTTTAGTCGCCTATAATCCATCCAATATCTACAACTATAAATCCATTTCGGTCTTACCTAGCTTTATGCAGAAGGTAGCAAAGTATGATAATTTCGAGGAACTGTATTCTACATTTCCAATGAAAGTAAGTCGCCCCGATGGTATTGTAGACTACTTGCGGAAGGATCGTAGATTATGCAAACAAATATATTCTATAATTACAAAGGGAAACCGTGACACTCACGAGCACATTATGAAGTGCTTAAGGACTGAACTAAACCATAGATTGAGTAGTAACTCTATGGGTTATATGAAGCGTCTGAGTAAATGGTTACCTCAAAGAGAATGGGAAAACTATGAGGACGTTATAGACGATAACGGTCTCCTAAAACCAACCGAGACGTATGGAACCAACCTTGAGTAAGTTAGAGTATACGCATATTGAGAAGCCGACTAATGACATCTTGAAATACATTGATAATAGACGTAAAGGAATTGTCAAATCTCTCAAAACTAAATGGGGTAAATTTAATAGACAATGCATGGGTGGAATTGAACCTAATGCAATTTACACCATAGCGGGTATTTCAGGATCTGGCAAATCTTCATTTGCTAATTCCTTAGAAACAGATCTTTTTGATCTAAACCCAAGAGAAGACTTCATCGTCTTGTCTTTTTCTTTCGAGATGTTGTCCTCGAAACAAGTGGGTAGAAAACTGTCATATAAAACAAAGAAGACCACCTCTGAGTTATATAGTGGCGGTTCTACTAAAGATAAGATAGAAGATGAAGACTTCAACTCTCTTATAAAACATAGTGAAACCATCCGCAAGTACCCTATCTACTACGTAGACCGACCTGGTACCGTGGATCAAATAAGAAATACTATCCTCGACTTCGCCAAGCAATCTTTTGCTAAGGGCAAGTGGCTCATTATATTCTTTGATCATACTCTATTAACTAGAGGAAAACTAGGAGAAAAAGAGCGAGAAACATTAGCTGATCTCCAGCGACTGTTTATGGAAGTTAAAAAGTATAATCGAAATACAATTATTGAGCTATCTCAGATGAATAGAGAGATCGAAGATAAAGAGCGACTAAACAACAGTAGCTTACACTATCCAGTTAGACGTGATCTATTTGGAGGTGACAGTGTATTTCAAGCGTCGGACTATGTTATAGTTCTCCACAGACCCGAACTTTTAGGTATAAGAAGTTATGGTCAGAGTAACTTGCCTGTAAAAGATTTGGTATACATGCACTTTCTAAAAGTTAGAGAGGGAGAACCTAAAATACTTGTATTTAAAAATAATCTTAAGTACAATTCAATCGAAGAATTATCTATAAACGAAATTTAATCAAAGAAGACTATGGTTAAAAACAAGAAGTATAAATTTGCAATATATATTGACGAACACGGACGTGAAAGACTCCACCTAAAGAAGCTTATCTCTTTATTAGAGGATGAATATCCGTTTCTCAAGCAAAAAGGGTGTTTAGGACGTAATAAGTCCATTTTAAAAGCTAAGGCTAAAGAAATTATTGTGTTTGGTTCTTCCAAACGTAATGATTTTTCTGTAGTTGATGCAGAGACTTATGACGCACTTACAGAAGACCGTCGATTCCCAATAGTAAACCTGCAGGGTGACTTCAAAAAAGTCAAGAAATATTTAAAGCGTTATGCTGAGAATAACTACTCCAACAAGTTTACTTCATGCTACTGTTATAAATATGACGTAGTGGATGAAGACTACTTTTGTACACCTACTACCTATAGTGTAGTAGTAGAAACCCCTCCCGTTAAGAAGAAACGCAAAGCAGCGTTAGGACTTGACAAAGTATCCGTTCATCACAATTTTGTGAAAGTAGGATGGGACTTATTTGACATTTATGTCACTAAGTTCAAGGAAGAATACGTGAAGGTAGATGGTAACATTTACTGGATCGAACGCGATTCCTACGGAAATGGAAAATTAGTGGTCTAATATAGACTATGACTATATATAGTCAGGTGTCAGAAACTTAGTGGGACTAACTTTACCACACGTCCTGTCCAAAAGGATGTATGACTCGCTTAACTAGCTTTAATTAGGCAATGTAAAGTTGGCATACTGACTATATTTTTTTAATTTAACAAGCGGTTTAAAATATGAACAAACGTACTCCATACCAGATAGCTATAGTAGGCCAATCTGGCAAAGGCAAAACAATGGCTTTTAGGAATATGAATCCAGACACATGTGGTTTTATAAACATGGAAGGGAAACCGCTTCCGTTTGAGAACAAGTTTAAACACTATTCTGTTCCAAACAATTGGCAAGAATGTTATCAGATACTTATCGAATATGCACAAAACAAGGAAATAACGGAAGTTGTTATTGATAGCTTTTCAGCATATTTAGACTCTCTACTTAAAACAGCTAGAGAAACTAAAAAAAACTATGAAGTCTGGAACATGTATAACGAGGAGATTGGCAAGCTTCTATATGTTATTCAGAAATATAATAAAGATATATTTATGACTGGTCATTCAGCGAATATCGAGACAGATCTTGGTATCGAAGAAAGACGAATTGCAGTCAAGGGTAACGAATGGAATAAAGCTGGCATTGAAAGTAAATTTACAATTGTATTATTTACTGATGTGCGAATAGATCCTATCAACAATAAACGAAACTATAGGTTTGAGTTTAATTCTGATGGTAGGACTTCTGCTAAGACTCCCCCAATGTTCCTTGAAGAGAACGAAGAAACGATGGAAAACGACGCCGGAATGTTTCTTCAAAAAGTGAGAAGTAAGTTGTCGAATGGTTAATAAAGGAGATAATTTAATATGAAATTTTTAGTTGACGAAAAAATACAATCCGAATCCAGAGCTGTTAATTATGTAGATGTCGGAATTCATGAAGATGCGGAATTAACAGAAGTAAAAGTAGACACATCGCCAAATGGTAATGCTTTCTTAGCATTCACTATTACATCAGCAGATGGTAAAACATTGACCAAAACTGAATGGCAACCCTCAGGTGAAGACGAGATTCTAAGTAAGAAAGCTCGTAATCAGGCCAAAAGGGTTAAACATATTATGTCTAAATTTGTTTCTGAAGAAGACACAAAGATTGAATACGACACCGATAATTGGATTAAGTACGCAAGTACTGTAAAAGCAAAATTAGATCCCTACATAACAGGGATTAAAATTAGAATTAAGGCAATATATGACAACAACAACTATGTCACATTGCCAAACTATGTACCATTCATAGAAAGGATGGATAGCCCTGTTGATTCAGAGCTTGAAATACTTTCCATAGATAAAGTAAAGCGTGAGGCTGCTGATGTGGAAACACCAGTGCCTAACTTTGCTGAAACAGAAGTGG